ATCAATAGATAGATTATATGATGGAGGTGTAGAAAAAGGAGTAAGCACTGGATGGAGTACTATAGACCCTTATTATTTGGTAAGACCAGGAGCATTCACAGTTGTTACTGGGATTCCTAGTAGTGGGAAATCAAATTGGATGGATGCTGTAATGGTGAACATAGCTAAAAAGCATGGCTGGAACTTTGCTATTTTCTCACCAGAGAACCAACCATTGGAAGATCATATGGCTAGGGTATTAGAAAAATATATAGGCCAACCATTCAGTGATGGGCCAACACCAAGAATGAGCAGGGAAGAATTAGATCAAGGAAAGAAATGGCTTACTAAACATTTCACTTGGATACTTCCTAGCGATGACAAGGAGTGGTCGCTTGATGTTATTTTAGGAGCCGCGAAGAGGCTGGTCTTAACAAAAGGGATACGAGGATTAGTCATTGATCCCTGGAATGAACTTGAACATACAAGATCAGGTAACCAAACAGAAACAGAGTATATTTCTATAGCATTAAAGAGAATAAGGCAGTTTGGCAGGAGATATGGTATACATATATGGGTTGTTGCTCACCCTGCTAAGTTATATAGAGACAAGAATGGAAAGTATCCTGTTCCTACCTTGTATGATATTAGTGGGTCGGCAAGATGGAGGGATAAGTCTGACAACGGTATAATAATATGGCGAGATCTTCTTAAGGAGGAAGGGTGTTCCATTGAAGTAATCGTTGAGAAGATTAGGTTTAGGCAAGATGGTAAGCGTGGGACTGGAGAGCTTACCTATAACTGGAGAATGGGAACCTACCATTTGCCACTAAGGGCAGCAGAGGAGATACCTCCACAATTTTACAATGGATAAAACATGGAAAAAATTTGAGAGGTGGGTCGGTTCTTTTTTAAGTGAGCTGGGAGACCAGGCGCTTAGAGTTCCAGTAACAGGAAGAACAAGAGGAGACTCACCAGATGTAACAAGTGATTATCTTTCTATTGAATGTAAATATAGAAAGCAAATACCACTATGGATTAAGGATGCTATGGCTCAGGCAATTGCCTCATCAAGAGAAGGCAAGACCCCCGTAGTATTCTTGAAAGAGAAAGGTTCTTCATTTGAAGATACCTTAATAATATTTAGAGCAAAGGATTTTATGAATAAATTACAGGAAAAAGACGATGAGTCTTAGAAAAGCTATCAATGCTATGTGTAAAGATTGTATATATGACTCTTATGTCAAGGGAACTTGGCGCAAACAGGTGGAAGAATGTGAACTTACCCATTGCCCCCTCCATAAGGTCAGGCCTTTAACAATAGCCACAAAATCTGGCCAAAAAGGAGGATAAAATGAATGAATAGATCAACATTTAATATACTTAGGGCCATCAAGAGCGAAGAACCACCGTGTGCTGGATGCAGTTGGTACAAGAGGTGTTCTGTTAACAAGGTGGCATGTGCAATGTTTAAAAATTATACTGAATCAGGAGGATTAACAGGAGACATGAACCCAACAACAAAAATATACAAGGAAATATATAACGATGTCAGGTTTAGAATCGCTGAAGTCTCTTACGGTTAAGTCGCCCAGTATCTGGGGGCCTAGCAACAGAGTTCCTTGGACTGATGTTTGCATTGCATTATCTAAAGCAAGTAGAGATGCATCCAAATATGCAAGGCTTAAGTATGCTTTGGAATACAACTGGAGGGATGAGATTTTAAGGATTCTGTATGGGCTCGCTCTAAAAACTAAGTGGCATAAGAGTATAACAAGAAAGGATTTAGTTACTATAGTTAACTTAGCTTTAGATGAATCACTAAGCCCAGCTGTATGTCCTAAATGTAATGGAAGAAAAGAGGTAAGAGTGTATGATAGTATATATAAATGTGATGTATGTCTTGGTGTTGGTACTAGATCAATGAGCGATAGAGCGAGATCAAGATATATATTTAAAGATATAGATATTACTGATGCATACCAAAAGAAATACCTAAGACATATTAAATATAATTATTTTAATACTCTTATATCTAGTATACAAGAATGGGAGATGGAATTACACAAAGCGTTTAGGAAAATGAGATGAAGAATAAAAAATATTTAAAGTGGGTGGCAGAACAACCATGTATATACTGTGGTAAAGAATCACAAGCCCACCACCTAAGAATTTTAGCGCTTGGATCAGGCATGGGAAAGAAAGTACCTGACTACTTTACATTGCCAGTGTGCTATGAACACCATGCTGAATGCCATAGCGGAGAGATAGATAAGGAGACGCAAATGAGATGGTGCTTACAGACTATTGACAAAGCAATAAAGTGTGATATAATAGTAATTAACCTTTGAGGAGGGGTAATGGGAATTATAGTGAAGAATAAAAAGTTTAAGATAGATAGTTTAGAATCTAAGAACGACTGCTCCAGGTATATAGATTCTTTAGACTTGACAAGTGGTAAGGTAGAGGTTATAGTTAGACCATACAGTAACAAGAACCAAAGGTCAATAGACCAGAACAATAGGTACTGGCACATGATAAGGCAAGCATCCAATGAGTCTGGGTATACTGTTAACGAGCTACATACCATAATGATTATGGAAGTTTTAGGTATGCAGGAAGTCACGAGCCTTAAAGGAGAGACGCACTCAGTACCAATACAAACTTCAGGATTAACAGTAGCACAGTTTGGAGAATACATGGATCAAGTTGAATCAGTTTTAGTTAGTGCGGGTATATACTACCCCCAACCGGAGATGCAACATGTCTGATTATAAAATGGAGTATGTTCCAACAGAAGATCAACAGCAACAGCAGATGACACTGGAAGAACAAGAGCAGTACGAACAAGAGTATGAGGAATGGTTGGATAACCTAGAGAAAAAATCTAAACTTCAAAGAGAGGAAAAAGATGACTCAAACCATAAAGGAAATTGAGCGACAACTTAAGAGACCTTTCCCTGTTGTTAAAATTAAATGGAGAAAGGGTGGTGGCAATCAAGACTTAGCCTATATAGATGCAAGAGATGTAATGGATAGACTAGATGCTGTCTTTGGTATAGCTGGTTGGCAAGTTGGCTATGATTTTATAGGAGACAGAATGATATGTAGTTTAGTTTGTAAGATAGGAGATGATTGGATTGCTAAATCTGATGGTGCTGATGATACTAAAATTGAATCGGCAAAAGGTGGGATAAGTGACTCACTAAAAAGGGCCGGAGTTTTGTGGGGAATAGCGAGATATTTATATCATCCTAAAGCTTTTGATAAGGATAAGAATCCTGCATCATGGGCTACACCAGAGGGATACGATGCTTTGCTTGAGGAAAGAGAGAAAGCACCAGTAACTAAGTTACATACAGCAGATAAATAGGAGAAAGTAATGCATTGGTATGATAGAGAGGGAAACCCTCAACACTATGTGCCTAGTAAGAACGGTAAGCTTAGGGCGTCTACCCTACGTGATGCTAGAAAACATGGGTGGATGCCTTCAGTTACATCTGTCTTAGATATACTAGCTAAACCTGGGCTTGATCAATGGAAAATTAATAAGGCTATTAACGCCGCCATTAATCTACCAAGATATATAAATGAAACAGATTCTGAGTACTCAAAAAGAATTCTCGCTGACTCTAGAAAAGAATCTAAAGACGCTTCTGAAAGAGGCACAAGAATTCATGGTATGCTAGAGAGATCGTTTAAACAGGAGGAAGAGCCTAGGGGAGAAGACGAGGCTATCTTTAATTCTGTTAAGTCCTTGTTAGATATAAACTGTGGTGAACAGGAGTGGCAATCAGAGGTTACATTCTCTGAACCAAAGCTTGGCTATGGTGGTATGGTAGATTTAATATCTGATGAATGGGCAATAGACTTTAAGACAAAAGAGTTTGGAGCTGATCATAAACAGTTAGCTTATGAGTCTATGGCTTACCAGCTTATGGCATATGCTGTAACTGGTGTAGAAAAAAGCTACCTCGATACTGGAGAAGCTAGCGTTAGGAGAATGGCTAATATATTTATTAGCGCAACCGACCCAGGACTAACAGTATTCCATGAGTGGGATAAAGAAAACTTTGAAAGGTACTGGGAAATATTTAGTTCATCACTAACCCTATGGAAGAACGTTAAACAATACTGGCCGGAGAAACATTATGAAGGGAGTTAATAAAGCTATCTTACTTGGTTACGTATGGAAAGATCCAACCATTAGATCAACCAAGAATGGTAACAAGATTGCACAAGTAGATATGGTAACTGAGTCTGGTTACGGAGAGTATAAGAAGTCTGATTGGCATAAGGTAATATTCTATGGTAAACAAGCAGATGTAGTAGACTCTTATGTAACTAAAGGTACTAATTTATATGTAGAAGGATCAATTGATTATAGAAAATATACTGGCAAAGATGGTGTGGAAAAATATACTACAGACATAAAAGGTTTTATGTTACAGATGATTAATAGTCCTGACGCTTACAAAGAAGTAGAAACTCCTCCAGAATATAAGAAAGAGGTATCACCTGAAGTCAAGAATGCCGTGTCTGACATAGCTGAACAAGTAACAGCTGATGACATACCATTCTAAAGGAGAACTATTTGACGAGATTATTTATAAACTAGCTAGAGTAATATACCAGAGTAGAAAGAAAGGCTCGGAAGAAAGTACTCAATCATGGGAGGAAACATTCCTAGAGCATTCTGGTGTAACTATAGATGAGTATATAAAATATGCACAAGATAACAATCTTAAAGAGAGGTACATAAATGTTGGAAAAGTATGATAGGTATGAACCTAAAGACTATGTTATAATAGAACCTACTAAAGATAACTACTCTATGCCTAGAAGGGCTACCCAAATGGCAGTAGGGTATGATCTCTTTGCTACTAAAGATGAAGTTATACGTCCATTAGATAGGAAGCTAATTGGTACTGGTATAAAGTTAAAAATGCCAGAAGGAATGGAAGGTCAGATAAGATCAAGGAGTGGCCTTGCCGGTAAGTATGGGGTGTTTGTTTTAAATTCCCCAGGAACTATAGATCCTGATTACAGGGGGGAGATTAAAGTATTGCTCGCTAACTTAGGGCATCTACCATTCGACATATCAGAAGGAGATAGAATTGCTCAACTAGTATTTAGCAAATACGAAACGCCATCTTTAAACGCCAACTCAATCTCTCATTATGAAAGAGGAGAGAAAGGATTTGGTAGCACAGGCATTAACAAGGAAGATATAAATGACTGAATTCAACACTGAACTAGGAGCAACCACATTCAGAAATAAATATGCCTCTAATACTTTTGAGACATGGAGAGATAGAGCGCATACCATTGTTAACGATGTATGCGGGACACGCAACGGAAAAGATATGCCTATTATGTCTAAGTCAGATAGGGATTATCTTATTAAAGTTATAACAGAGTTTAAATTTTTACCAGGAGGTAGGTATATTTACTACGCAGGTAGAGATGCCAGCTATTGGAACAACTGTTATCTACTAAGATTAATGGAGGATTCAAGAGAAGAATGGTCAGGAGTAACACAAAGAGCCATGTCATGCTTGATGACAGGAGGTGGTATTGGTGTAGATGTAAGTATTGCTCGCCCAAGTGGGAGGCCACTACGAAGGACGGGTGGCGTAGCTTCAGGACCACTGCCTCTCCTAAGTGTCATAAACGAGGTGGGTCGCAATGTTATGCAAGGGGGGTCGAGGCGATCAGCTATGTACGGTTCCCTAAACTGGCAACATGAAGACGCATTAGATTTTCTAAGGATTAAAAACTGGCACGACTTTAAGGTTCCGGGCACAGATCTATCCTTAGCAGATGTTAAGCGTAATGATTTTAACCATCCCGCACCACTTGATATGATGAACATCTCTTTAAATTATGACGATGAATTTCTTAAAGAGATACGAGAAGGTAGGATGCCTGATGTTTTTATAGAGAACTGTAAGCAAGCTATGATAA